GATAACAATACAGAGTTTATCTTCCATTTTGTTAAAGACCAAAAGAAACTAAAATTTTATATGGATAGGGTAATGAAAGAACCAGCTGATGCATATAAAGCAAGAAAGAAATATAAATGGAAAGTTGCTAATCACGGATTTAGTGAAGATGGTGTAAGAATCGAAAAAAAGTTTATGGACGGTCAATCATTACCTGAACTAATTAGACCTGATAATGTGGTTAGGTTCCACACAGCAGGACACGCTAGAGACAATACGATTAAACATCCGGCCCCATTCTATAAAGACCTACCAGCACATTACATTAAATTCTTAACAGATGATGGTGATACAATTCTTGACCCCTTCGGTGGAATTATGACCACAGGTTTAGCTTGTAATGAGATTGGGAACAGAGAGTTTATTGGAATGGAACTAAACGAGAAATATGCCGAGTTCGGTAAAATAAGATTAAATTAACTATGGAGAATGTAATGATGTGTGGGGACTCCTCACAAAAACTAAAAGAGATTAAAGATAATTCGGTTGATATGTTATGTACCGACCCACCTTATGGTTATTCCTTTATGGGTAAGGGATGGGATAAAGTATTACCTGATGTTGAGATATGGAGAGAAAGTTTCCGTGTCTTAAAAGAGGGTTCTTTCATTGCGGTTATGGCAGCTCCAAGAACAGATGTGTTATGGAGAATTGCTAGAGACCTTGAAGAGGCGGGGTTTGATATGTCATTCTCGAATGTGGAATGGGTTTATCATTCAGGGTTCCCGAAAGCCACGGACATTAAAAAGACATTAGAGAAACGAGGAGTTGATGGTGAGAAGTATGAAGGTTCAAAGGCGGGGTTCCAACCAAAACCAGCAAGAGAGATTATTCTAATTGGAATGAAACCATTTCAAGAGAAGTCCTATGTGGATAAGGTATTAAATTTTGAGTCATTACCTGATAATGTTAAAATGACTTATCCCCTAATACAAACACCAAAACCAAGTAAGAAGGAGAAGGATTTTGGAATGAGTGGTGAAGGAATTATTCCTGATACAAAGGGAGTACAGAATAGTGAAAAGAAACTTCAACCTAATGGTGAGTATGTTGAGAATAAAACATTACCAAGAAAAAACAACCACCCTACAGTTAAACCAATTAAGTTAATGTCTTACCTCATCACCTTATTCTCAAGACCGGGAGATTGGATATTGGACCCATTTGGAGGCAGCGGAACTACAGGACTCGCTTGTAAATTATTAGACAGGAACCACATCTACATAGATTTTACACAGGAGTATTACGATATTGCCGAACAGAGGTTCCAAGTATCAAAACAAGACCTTAAAAAGTTATTAAAGGAAAAGATAAGTAATGGGCAGCAAGAGTTATTCTAAAGGGATAAGTTGGTTTGATGATTGTAGAATACCATTTGTAGATGAAACAGACCCGAACATAAGTAGATATGCGGCAAAAAGAGATTCAGTTGAAGGTATGTTTAATAGAACTGTTGGTTTTAAGGCCGAATATGATTATAAAGAACAAACAGGTAGGTTCCCCGCCAATCTACTAGTCAGTGATGATATGTTAAATGATGGGGTTGTTAGTAAAGGTATTAAAAGTAATAGGGGTGGTGCTATTGATAGTAATAGTGGAACTTATAGTTGGAATGAGGGTAATACAAAAAATGTAGAAAAATACTTATGTGGTTTTAACGACAAGGGTTCAAGTAGTAGATACTACGACATAGATAAATGGTTTAATAATTTATTAGATGTATAGTAAAGGAATAAGTTGGATTGATGATTGTAGAATACCATTTGTAGATGAGGTGGGTATTAAAATATCTGGTGATAAAAAACATCTACAAAAATGGAAAGAAAAAGATGGACGAACTCAACGAAATATAAATGAGATTGAGAATACACCTTATATCAATACCAAAGGTCGTTTCCCCGCTAATATACTAGTCAGTGATGATATGTTGAATGATGGTATAAAACCAAACAAGGGACACAGAGCAAAAAGTAAGGTTACTGGTTATGGTGAGTTCGGTGGGGGTAAGAATGAATATCACGGGATAGGAGAATATATGGAAGTGGATAGTAAGTCGAGATACTACGACATAGATAAATGGTTTGATAATTTAATAAATGGTTAAAGAAATAGAAGTACAGGGATTTACACCTCACCCAAAACAAGAGGAACTTATCAACATCTGTTTAGAGGATGGGGTCAAGTATATTGTCGGTTGTACTGGTCGTCAGTTCGGTAAGACATTTCTTGCCATCAACATACTACTTAAATGGGCTCTTGAAGACAATGGGTCCGTTTTGATGTTTGTATCTCCCGTATATTCTCAAGCCAAAAAGGTATTCGCAGAACTCAGTGAAATCATCGCAGACACAGGATTAACAAAGTCCGTAAATAAGAGTGAATTAACGATTCAGTTTATCAACGGCTCAACTTTATATTTTCGTTCAGGAGAGAGAGAGGATACACTTCGTGGATATACATTAGATTACCTCATCATAGACGAGGCAGGATACATCAAAGAGAATGTGTGGAAGACAGTGTTAAGACCAACCACATTAGTTCGTGGTAAGAAGGTTTTATTTATCTCAACCCCAAAGGGAAGGAATTGGTTTTATGAGGTTGCAATGAGGGGAATGGGAGATGAGTACCCACAATACAGAACATTCCAAGCCAGTTCATTCGACACACCATATATCTCGTTTGAGGAATTGGAGGAAGCCAAACTATCATTACCTGAGCCCATATATCGTCAAGAGATTATGGCTGAGTTCATCGATGATGGTGGGGAAGTATTTGGAAACATTAAAGAAACTTGTGTTATGGACCATTACCCCACCCAAGTTGCTAGTGAGAGATATTATGCTGGTCTCGACTTTGGTAGGCAGAATGACTACACCGTACTTACAATTCTAAATTCAAAAGGTGAGGTCGTGGAACATTATAGAGAGAGACAAAAGAGTTGGGAACTTATTGTTAGTGAGATTGTAGCCAAACTCCGTAAATGGAAACCTGTGTGTTATGCTGAGGTGAATAGTATTGGTGATGTCTTGTTTGAAAACATTAGAAAACAATATCCGGGTGTTCAACCATTCGTAACGAATAACGAGTCAAAACAAAATATGATTGAGGACCTAATTATGGGGATGAATGAGTCCAAATTAAAATTACCAACGGAGGAGTTAAATGGAGACCTATACAGAGAATTAACTTCATTTACATACGAATACTCCCCAAAGACAAGAAGAGTTAAATACGGAGCTCCAAGTGGATTCCACGATGACTGTATTATCTCATTAGCATTATCATATCACTCGTCCAAGAAGAAGGCAACATACGGACAATATGTAATTAGATAATGTGTATAAAAAAATTAAATACGATATTTTATAGTATATGGAAAAACAATTTATTAAATACAACGGTAAGAATTATGAAGTAAAAGAACCAACAATCGATGTGTGGGGAAAATTAGCCTCACTACAAGATTGGACCGAAGAAAACGAATTTTCGGTGTTGTTAATATCTGAGGTTACTGGTCTATCAAAAGACGAAATCTTAATGTCTGATTGGAAAGACATTTTAGTAGCATCACAGAATTTATCAAACTACCTTCTAAATCAAGGGAAGGAGTTTTATAATGAGTTTGAATTTGGAGGTCAAAAATATAAGTTTGTTGATTTACCAAATTTATCATTTGGGGAGTTTGTGGATATTGATTCTTACTTAACTAAACCACTAGTTGAGAGAAGAAGAGAATTACACTTTTTAGCCGCGATGTTATACCGAGAGGTGGATGAGGATGGGAACATCAAAAGATATAATGGGAATGATTTACCCGGTCGAGCAGAGAAGTTCAAAAAATTACCGATAAAATACCTTAATGGTGCTAGTAGTTTTTTTTTGCTTATAGAAAAAATATCACGGGGAAATATACAAATCTCTTTAAGAACACGATTCAAGATGAGGATGAAGGTGATTTGGACGCTCGTGAAATTGATAGTTTTAACAAGCATTGGGGCTGGTTTGATACGATGGTCACTTTGGCGAAAGAAGACATCACAAAAATTGAACAAATAACAACATATCCCCTAATATTTGTGTTGAACTTTTTGGCTATTTTAACAGACAAAAGACAACTACAAGAGAGGGATAGACAAAAACAACAAATGAGATTAAACGCAAACAAAAGATAATATATGGGAAGTGCTTTAGGGAACTACAATTTTAAGAAGATAATAGATTTGTTAAAAAAAATACAAACCTATCACATGCAATTACAAGGGTTTGGGGTTGGTGATATTCACCAACTGATTTACCTTACAGAGGAGAGATTAAAAGAAGACAATACAGAACAGAATTACGCACCATACTATCCACTAATGTATGTGGTTCCACAAGGAGCTAAAACAGATGGAAGACAAACCACTTATGAATTCGACATCTTGATTATGGATATTTTGAATACGAAGAACTGGCAAGTAGAAACGGATATATGGAGTGATACTTTGGATATTCTAAAAGACATCATTGCCCAAATGAGATATTCTCTTGATGATTGTTATTGTACTTGGGATATTGACTATCCGGTACAGATGACCCCATTCAGTGAGTCGTTTGATGACTATGTGTCAGGTTGGACCGGAAGAATTAGTTTAAGAATCCCTGATGCAATCGACAGATGTATTGCTGCGTTTGATGAGTTCCCTCCGTGTGATGATGAAACCACAACTTTTAATACCCTTCAAGCGGGGACAGGAGATAGTTTAATCTTTTGGTCAGGTAATTCAACATCAGCATCTGTTAAATGTGATTGGGAAACTAGTGTGGGGCCTTGGGTAGGAGTTCAATTTACTTTCCTTACAAGTTCGAATGTACAAGTAGGAACACAATTATTCGATTATCTAAATGACCCTGTAACAGTTACAGGTCGATATACCATCAACACAGTACCGGGAACACAAATAGGTATTCCAACTCCAACAGTTAATTCTCAACCGGCAGTAATGACCGTAGTGAGTGGTGTAATTACAGACATAACTTTACTCTCTAATTTACCTAGCTGTTAATGGCAGAACAAATTACAACACCGGTATATGATGAGGTAATGAGCAAATTAGCTCTCAAGTTTCAAGATGCGTTAAAGGCATCTTTAGCCTCACCATATCCATTTGCTCCGGGTTATAACAAACAGAGACAACCTTTTGGGGTTCGTAATATGAAGATTAAAACCGGATTTTTATACAATAGTATTAAAGTTGAATTCGATGCAGACCAAGACGAAATTGTCGTTAATATGGCTGACTATTGGAGATTTGTAAATGAAGGTAGAAAACCCGGTAAATATGTTCCAATCAAACCACTTATGGCTTGGATTAGAACAAAGGGATTCAATAAAAATAAGGAGACAGGAAAGTTTCAAAAGTTTAGTATAAAAGGAATGGCGTATGGGGTTAGTAAAAACATCTACAAATTCGGTATTGCTCCAACCTATTTCTACGACAATGCTTTCAATAAATTTATTACTGTGTTTGAAGACGAATCAGTTAAAGCCTTAGGAATAGACATAGGTAATTTCTTCGAAAAAGTAGTAGAAGAAAATTTAGTTAAACCAAATACAAGATAAAATGAGTATAATAATAAATGTAGAACAATCACCCCTAACTATTACACCGATGAATGGGGAACATATATGGACTTTATCAAGTTCATCATCAACTCTAACTAATTTCAAGTATATCATCGATGTTTATTTTAGACCATCAGCTGTGGTGTGGAGTGGGACTAGTGAGGATAATCTAAAAGCTAGATTAAAAGTAAGACCAAATGAGTATGGTAAAGCCATCGTTGAGTTGGAAGAAATCGTTAGAACATTTCTACAAGCGAATCCACGATTCAGTGGTGAGACCTACCCATACTTAAACTATGTGGCACAAGAGAATAGTGTGATTACTTTATCTGACGCTCAAAATACAAGAACTTACAACGCATATAACTTATGGCCGGGTGGTTCACCAAACTCTGATTTGGAACAACTATGGCAAGTGGAACAATATAGAGTAATTCTTGGATGTGAATATACAACAGGAAATACAACTACTTCAACTGGTATGGTAGTTCAAGATTTAGACCGAACTGCTAGTTGGCAACCTAACCCAATCAATATCTTTATGGGTGTTGATAATAGTTTAATCCCTGAACCATATTTAGAAGGGGCGACATTAGGAAGTGGATATACTCAATCCCCTAACTTCTTCCAAGTAAATAATCAAGGATGGTATTACTACGATTTATTCCGTCATATCTACCAAACAGGTGCGGATAGTGTCTGTGGTCCAAGAGAGTTCTTGAACGCTGCTGGTCGTGATTATCAAACCATCTCTCAAACTGATGTGGTAAGTCAAAAAGTTAGACGAAGAAAACATCACCCTGATTGTCCTATCATAATGACTTTCTTAGATGGTGAGAATGACTATTTTAACAATCAAAATCAATCACTAGTTGTAAGGGGTGCATTAACCAAATCAGACCCTTATACCTATTCGTCATACACATCTT